ATCTGCTTCTTCCTCGGTTTCATCTTCCCGCTGCCCTTCCGTCACGGTGGTGGGCATCTTTTCAATGGCGGGTGCTGCTGCCATCGCTGCTGCCTTGATGAGCATGCGGTCACGACCGCGAAGCTCATGCTGCTCCCGAAGGATGGCGAAGCCACCTGGGATGTCTACTTTTGTTGTCATGGTTCCCTTGGTTCCCTTTCGTTGTGGTTTACGGCGCGTAGGCGGTGTTCACCTGGTTGGCGACGGTGATGGTGCAAGGCGAGACTCCACCGGCACCCGAGAGGCTGTCCGCAGCGGACGGCAGCAACTCGAAGTCCACCATCACGGTCACATACTCCTTGGAGCGGTCGATCTCACCAGTGGAGAACTGCCCGTAGGAACCGTGGATGTTCAACGCCGTTCCGTTCTTCTGATCGAAGAGCGTGAAGTCGAACGACTGACGGATGGCATCCAAGAAGTTGTTCAGCTCAGGCGACTCGGCCTGCTCCACGAACGTGAACTTGCCGGTGGCAGTCATCACGTTGGCGAAGTAAGCGAAGTACTGCTGCTGACCAGTGAGGGCCGGGATCGGCTTCACGTTGCGCTTGAAGTCGAACTCCCAGTCGGTGATGGTCGGCGTGTAGGTTCCACCCAGCACGGAGTAGAACGTCCACGGAGCCGGCGACTGAATACCCGCAGGACCGGTGGTGTAGGACGGCGTGTAGGGGTAGCCCGCAAGCGGCGTGCCCGAGTTGTTGCCGTACTGCTGGATCGCCGGGTTGCCCATCCAGGTGCAGGTGTAGTCCACCAGTGAGGTGCCGTTGCCCTTGATGTTGAGCTCGTCCAACTGAGCAGCGGTGATCTGCCGCCACTCTTCACCGTCAAAGTCGGTGAGGGTGGCCGACGGAGGCTGGTTGCCCGTCGAGGTGGCACTGTTCAGGAGGCTGTACTCATGCACCTGCAACTGCACGACCGGAGCAGCGTCGGCCTGAGCGTAGATCAGGGGCTCTGCCAGCGTCAGCGTGGTCGTAACAATGTCGGTGATGCGATGAGTCTCCAGAGTCGCCGGGAAGGTCGAAGCCGAACCGATGGTGATGTACGACCCCACGGTAAGACCGGTGGCACTCGTCACGGTGACGGTGGTGGCACCAGCAGCCGCAAGAGCAGACAGCGTGGTGGTCAGCGTCGCCTCGGTGAACGTACCCTCGTAGCCAAACTCGGCCAGAAGCAGGTTCGGGAAGGTGTCGAGGTACGGAGGGGCGTCCCATCCGTGACCGTCGTACCGAATACCGGTGACGAGGTCGTAGGTCTGCACCATCGAACCCTGGAGGGTCTGATCGGGCAGAAGCATGAGGTTGGGCTTGTACTTCGGGGACTTGATCGGAATCCAGTAGTCGGGAGCAGTTGCGGTCCCGCGGGTGGCTTCAAGGGCAAGGCCCATTTGGGTTGATGCTACGGGATATGCGATCCCGTTATATGCGGGCATATCTACTCCTTCGGATCTTCGTCAGCCGACTCTTCGTCAGCCTCAGGGGTGGCTTGGACTACAGGTACAACAGGAGGTGCGACCGGGGCGGGGGGCGTGACCGGGGGTACTGCGACGCCATCGACCGACAGGTGAGGACTGTTGAAACCGTCAGGAACGGTCGTTTCCGCAGACTGTCCTGGCGCAAGGCTTAGGGTGCGCCCGGTGAGGTGGTCGATGAGGTTGTCCCAACGCCTGTGCATGGAACTGATGTTCGTGACGGTTGTCATGGCAAGTCCTTTCGTTAGACGCCAGTACCGATGATGTTTTCCCACACCTCGAAGCGAACAGTGCCGTTGATGAACACGGTTAGACCGTCAGCGAGAGTGAACGGGCTGGACTGGTTATGCACCACGCCTGCTCGATACTCACCTGCGCTCCACACCGTGTCGGGTGCGCTCAAAGTGGGGTTGTTGCGGATAAACGGGACAAGACCGTCCACGACTGCGTCGTAGTCGAACTGCGCCGCTATGGGATCGCCTGACCTACTGGCGAAGAACAACTCCAGAACCACCGGATGGATGTTGAAGTCGTTGACGCTTTGCCGGCCTGTCAGTGCAAACAGGTTGCGTCGGTCGGGACCGGGCAGATTCACCACGATCACGCAACCGGACTGGTTGATGGACTGCGTGTAGAACGACGCTGCGTTCGTTTCGTAGTCCTCTTCGTTGATGTAGCCACGCCCAGGGAACACCGAACCCACATAGGGGATGTTCGCCGCTTGAATGGCTTGCTGTACGGCGATCCGTACTGCTCCCTGTCCCATCAGGCGTGCAAGTAGGTCGTGACGTAGGGCCGAAGCAGCTCGTTTGCCATTTCCCAATCACCCAATGCGCCGGCCCGTGCCATTGCCTGTCGTTGATTGGGGGCGGGAGCGCCAATCGAGCCAGGAAGCACCTGAGCTCTCATGCCCTGAGTCTTGATAAGGACGTTGGTCACGGCGATGGCTGCTTCTTGCACCGCAGCAGGAAGAGCGGTGACGGGCAGGAAGTCGGGCGCAACCGGAACCGTGTGGGGATACTGCAACGGCGTCGCCAGAGACAGCGTCAGACCGTTTGGAGGGGAGCTCAGAAGCACCTGTTCCGTTCGTGCCCCATCTACGATGGTGAGCGGTGTGTTGGCGTAAGCACCGTACAAGGTGTCTGCGCCGGCCACTGGGGCGTTCACGGTGATGGTGGTGTCTCCTGCCGCTGCGTTGGCACCAAGCGAGGTATGAGGCCATCCAGCGATGTAGGAGTACACCGCCACCACCTGCCCATTGGTGGAAGGCCACGGTCCATACCATGCGGTCGGGTAGCCAGAGCAGTAACCGCCGACCAGGTTGATCGTCTTTTCCCCCACCAGCACCGAACCCGCTTGATTGGGCCCAATGTTCTGCAACCCGGCAGACGAAGCACCAAGCGCCAGACCGACAACCTCACGGATGGGCTTGAAGTTGGTGATGAGACTGATGGCTCCGGTGGGCTTCACCGTTGCCACCATCTGCTCAACCGTGATGGACGCCACGAACGAGCCATCGCCACGGTGGTAGCAATGATCGTCAATCCATGACGAGGCTCGAGCGATGACCTGCGTCAAGCTTGCCGTGGAGTCGATCTCCTGGTTGTTTGACCCGGCGACCAGTCCGTTCGTCGCTACCGCAGTAGGAGCGAAGCGGTACTGGCTTGCCGAGAGGTAAGAAGCCGACCGATACGCCTGATAGGTGTTCGGGGCGATGACCGGTGTGGCAAAAGGGGTGGGGACGAAGGCCACGGCGGTTCCTTTGGATTAGGCAGAGGCTTTCTTCCGAGTTTTAGTCTCTGGCACAAGATCGTCAGGTGGGAACGGGCTGGAGCCCTCCACCCAACCGGGCATACGAAGAAAGTGGGCGGCGACATCGTCAGGCAGTTCAAACGTGCCATCGGACTGCGCCGTGAAAGTCTCGCCATCGGGGCAGGACTCAAACTGACCCTTCGGGACGGCAATGCTTGAGGTTCCAGAGGGCTTCATCAGCGCCTCACGACGCTTCACCGCCCCCTTGTCGGGATCAAGCAACCAACGGTCCTCGAAGGTGGTGTGGACATGGTAAATCTGCACAGAGTTCCCTTTCGTGATGCTCGCCCTGTGAGTGCGCCGAGGGAACCAACGGCGCACCCACAGGTTGAGCGACTGGTGACTAGCCGACGTTGGTGACGATGGCCTGAGCGACGGGAGCCCGGTTGACGAGCGTTTCCATCGAACGGATTTCAAAGTCATACCGCGGTCCACCACCCAGGTTGCCTGGGTTGTAGTTGGCGGCGTAGTCAAACCGCATGGTGTCGTACTGGCAGCGCACCTCGTAGACGGTTCCGATGTTGGAACCGGGGAAAGGCACGCGGTCGGTACGGGCGATGATGGTGCCGGGGGCCACACGGGGGTGAACCTCGATCATCACCGGCACACCACCAGCGGCGCGGTTGATGTAGCGCCCGATGTAACCGCCACCCGCAAGGTTGGTGCGAGCGTCAGCGTCGGTCGGGGGCAGGAAGGTCGTAGCCGAACCGGACGAGAGGATCTGACGGGAGATCTCGTCGGCCTGCTGGCTGTTGACCATGTAGGCGGTCGGGGACAACTGCACCGAAGCCCACAGGCTCTCGTTGACACGATCCAGAACGTCAATGCCACCGCCGGACAACTGAGGCGCAGCGCCACCGTTGTCGATGAAGGTCGCACCGGAGGGAGTGCCCGAACCGGGGGTGACGGGGCCAGTTGCGCCGTAGTCACCGAGGGTGGAGGCAATCACACCGTTGTAGTAGTTGCTGGAGTACGAGGTGTCACCCGTGGGAGCCGTTCCGTTACCGGGGGTCGGCGGGATCGACAGCGGGTCGCAGCCAACACCGGGAAGCAGCGTGGACAGCAAGGGCAGGTTGATCGGCAGCGAAGCAGCAGCAACCGGGATGCTCTTGATGGTCACGGAAGCAACCGAAGTGGTGGTGTAGTAGTAGTAGGTGCCACCGGAGGAAGCACCGACATACCAGTCGTAGGCGACAGCGCCTTCAATGGCAGCGTGGGAAGCGGTCACCGAGTTGGTGGAACCGGAACCCGTGGTGATCGTCGCATCCGTAGAAGCGATGGTCGAGCCACCGTCAAAGTAGTTGGCACCCGAACGGGCAGCGCACTTGACGTAGACGGCGGTGGTACCAGCGATGGAACCACCGGTCGTTGCCGTGGACAGGGTAGGCGCAGAAGGCGTACCAAGCGACCACGCCTGAGCGTTGATGATCGACATATCCTGAGCGATGAACAACTGGTTCAGGGTCTGAAGTTCACCCTGCGCCAGAGCGTCAACGTAGTTGCGGGCCACAGCGACGGCATCCAGCTTCACACGACCAGCCTTGGCAAGCGGCTGGTACGGGGCGTACACATCCTGCTCAAGGAACTGGGTCATGGAACCGGCGTAGTCGCGGCCAACGGCTGCGCTGTACTGGCTGTTGTTCTGGTTCAACCAAGTGCGCCACAGAGCGACCTGGCTACCCTCGCCGGCAATGACGCGCGGGAAGGCACTGGTGTTGTTGCGAGCTGGGACGTTGACCGGAACCAGCGACGTAAAGCCGCTGAGGTCAACACCCTGTACTCCGGTGCTGACGTAGATACCGCTGGTGGCCTTCTTGAGGATCTCCAGCGTTTCTTTCGACAACTGTTCAAGGTCTGAAGCCATGACAGTCTCTCTTTCTAGGACTAGATGAGTCCCTGTTCGTGGCCCTTCCGAAGACGGGCAAGTGTGAGTTCACGACTGATCTGATCGACGGCAATCGGGTCGTGGGTTTCGGCCATGCTCTTCTCAAGGCGCTCGATTTCGGCGTCGTGTCCGCTCTTGGCGACCGACTCGGTGGCCCGACCCTCGCTGGCGGGATACGCCCCACGGGATTGACCATCCAGAACCGGACCACCCTGACGGGGGCGACCAGCCATCTTGGCGACCTTGGCATCAAGTTCAGCCAGGGTTTGTTCAATGGACTTGAGAGCCTTCTTCTGGCCCTTGTTGACGTACATCTTCTCGGGCTTGGGGCTCATGGCCTCCAAGTCGTTGGCGTCGTGATGTCCCTTGACTTCACGCTCCATCTCGCCAGCGGTGATGTCTCCACCGTTGTTGGCGTTCTTCTCCATCATGAAGGCCGGCTTGCCCTTCATCTTGGCCTTCTTTTCCTTCTTCTTGTTGGCCTTCGCCATTTCCTTCATCGCGGCCTTGACAGCCTTGGAAGCCGAACGTGCAATCTGTGCGTCCAACTCCTCTTTGGTGATTGTTGCCATGCTGTTTCCCTCCTTCGAGGTGTAGACGCCAGATTTGGCGAGGTTGGTTGTTGAAGCCTTCCCAAGGGATTTGGAAAGGTGATCTACGGTGGCCTTGACGGCCTCTTGTGCTTCGCCGTCGGCGGCTTCGGCGTAAGCCAAAGAGGCGACGAGTTGCAGGGCGTTGCAGATGTCCTCGGCAGCGCACTGGAGCTTGTAAGCGTCGAACCACTCGCTGGAGTCACCAGCGATGGCTTCGGCAGTCTCACGGTTGCGGATCATGGTCACGGCACGATGCGCCTCGGCCAGTCCTCGAGCGACGGAGTCACAGGATGCGGAGTCGTATCCCTGCCATGCCGGCCCACCGGGGTCGGAATCCTGTGCGTGGGTGGGAGCGTCCATAGTGATCCAGTTCTCCTTCTCTACGACTTCAATCGTCCAAGAGTTCTTGCTCATGGTTGACACGGACTGCGCTTCCAGATTCCCTGGGCGATCCATAGGCGGCGGGCTGGGTGGATTGGTGTTGATCTTCCCGTACTCCTCCACCGTGATGGTGTAGGACGATTCTCCACCGAGAGCGAACGAGGGGTCGATGTGATCCTTGCGCTCGCCATCGGTTGCGCCA